ACGAATGGGATACCTCGGGCGGCCCGCTGCGCTGTCTCAACTGCGGCAACGTCTATTCCGATTTCGAGCCGACCTGGCCGCTCCCCACCTCCCGCTGGCAGGTTCCGATCTGCCCCAGGTGCGAAGGCGGCTGGTTCGCGGATGGCGATTCTGCCGAGCGCGACACTTCCCGCACGCCTCTTTTACAGGAGGTCGCTCTAGACACCTAACATGGCGTGGTCTGTGATAGTCCGTGTCGCGCCCGGCATCGCAAAGCAAAGGAGAAAGAGAATGCTCAACAACCTGGCCCTGCTTTTCGGCGTAGCCCTGGTGGGCTGCGCGTTCATCGTGTCGTTTACGGGCGCACGCTACTATGGCGTGCCCTGGTGCTGGACGTGTGGTGTTCGCATGGCGATGACTCAATCTACCTGCGTGTGCCTCGCGTTCGCCCTGCTTGCCCTGGTCTATTGGCCCTATCGCATGGCGTTCACGTCATGCTCTGTCGCGGGTCTGTGCCTGGCCCTGGTCTGCGCCAGCATCCTGGAAGTGCGGCGGGTGATCCTGCTGTATCGCTGTAGGCGGGTGTGAGATGGCCTACAGCAGACTCACGCCCCAACGCAAGATGTTTTGCCGCGAGTATCTCCGCCTCCGCAACGCGACCAAAGCTTACATTGCGGCGGGGTATTCACCAACGGGCGCTGACCGTGGGGCCTCCCGGCTTTTGAAGAAGCCTGTCATCCAGGAGTACATCGAAGAGCTTTTGCGCTCTGTCCATTTGGGTAAAGACCAGGTGGTCTCCATGCTGCACGAGATCGCGACGGGCGAATGGACCCAGTACATTGTTGCGACCGAGGACGGCTCCCCCTCGCTGGACTGGCAACGTGTGATCTATGATGGCAAGGGCTACATGCTACGCGGCTTCAAGCCTACGGCTCAGGGTATCGAGTGGAAACTGTGCGACTCCCAGGAGTTGCTGGTCAAGATCGCTGAGGCCCAGGGGGTGCTTGAGACCAAGGGAGATCGCAGCGAGCAGGCGGCGAACGCTGCGTTCGTGGACCTTGCGAACCAGATGTTGCGGCGCATCAAGGAGGCGGAGGATGGTAGTTGAGATACCGCTGACGCAGGGCAAGGGCGAGTTCGCGCGCCTCAATCCGGTGTAACGCGATGGGATCGCTGATCTGGAAAGCGCTTGAGAGCGATCGGCAGCAGTTATGGGACGCGATGGGCTACAGGCCGCTTCCCTTGGCGCGCAAGATACATCTCGACCCGCACAGGATCAAACTGATAGCGGGCGGAGAACGCGGGAGCAAGAGCTACACCACCGGCTACGAGATCGCGACGTGGGCCTGCCTGATCCCTCACAAGGGCCTCATTTGGATTGTGGCGGATACTTACGAGTTGGCGCGGAACGAGTGGCGATACTGTTATGAGGCCCTGTCCACCATAGGCGCGCTCGACCCGTCGCGGCCCCCGTCCATGCCCTCGGTGGGCGCCTGGACGATGTGGACGCGCAGCAAGACGGAGATCAGTACGCGGTCCGCACATGACGCGCTGACTCTCGCTGGTCGCGCGCCTGACGCAATCGCAATGGTCGAGGCGGCGCAGATGAGCGAGGAGGTCTTTCTCCGCTGTCGTGGGCGTGTGGCCCAGGCGCGCGGCCCTCTGTGGCTGTCCGGTACGTTCGAGCGAGCATACCTGACTGGCGAGTGGTACGTGGACAAATACAACGCATGGATCACGGACAACGAGGACGACGCGCGGGCCTTTTCGATGCCCACCTGGGCGAACACGTACCTATTCCCTGGCGGTGAGAACGACCCCGAGATACTGGCGCTCAAGGCCATGTATCCGCCTGACCTCTATATGGAGCGCCTTGGGGCCACCCCCTGCCCACCGAGCAACCGAGTGTTCCGTCTCTTTGACCCGACCAAGCACGTCAGCCTCGACGCCGAGTTCGACACGGAGCGGCCCGTGCAGGTCTGGACCGATCCGGGGTGGGCCTTCGCCTACGCCGTGTTGGCTGTGCAGCGCGTTCCGGGCACCGATGGCGACAACGTGAACGTAATAGATGAGGTCTATCTGGCTGGCTACACGGCGCAGCAGGTGATCGAGATCGCCAAGCAGCGGGTTTGGTGGCCCAAGGTTCAGGCGGGTGTGATGGACATTGCGGGCAAGGCTCACCCTGGGGCTGAGTCCCAGGAAGAAATCTGGCGCGCTATGACCGGCCTGCCTATCGTGATGAACGCGGTGCTGATCCCTGACGGGATCGTGCGGCACCAGACCTATCTCATGGATGACCGCCTCATGGGGCGGCCCAAGCTCCTCCACCACCCTCGGTGCGAGAACACTGTGCGTGAGTATTGGCGCTACCGCTACAGAGAGGACGGCGCCAATCGCAACGCGACCGAGGTTCCTATAGATCGAGACAATCACGCGCTCAAGGCCATCGCTTACGGGCTGATCGCCAATTTCGGCCACGTCCGCCAGGAGCGAGAGCCCAAGCGTGACCAGATTCAGTTGTCATTCAGGAGGCAGTGAGTATGCCAAGAAAAACGATTGTGGTCACACCCTTGCCCTCCGCCCTGGAGCGCAAGCTAGTGGAGTTCATGTTGAGGCGTCCACCCGCCATCCGCTGGTCGAATGGGCAGGGCGATCTGTGTTGGCCTGCGCAATGGATCGAGGACGCCATGAGCACGGTCAAGGATCGTACCGAGCTTGCCCACCAGACGCTGGCGACCGTGGGCCGGTGGATCGCGGCAGGCTGGTATGAACCCGATGTGCCCGAGACCGCCTTATTGCAGGGCCACCTCACGCCGGATGGCCGCGCGACGCTGGCTGAGAAGCACGAGCTAACCCCGCCAGTGTTCGAGCAGCCATGGCTGATGATAGACAACCGGCCCTAAACGTCTACGCACTTTCCTCCTCCCCCTGCCGCCTGCGTTGAGCCCATACCCTCGCAACGCGGGCGGCCCCCTCTATCCGCGCGCAAGGAGTACCGCATGGCAGAAACCGTATACCCCGACCTGGCCTCACTGGAAGCGCGTCTCAAGACCGAGTGGGCCGGACGCGACGCGCTCATCGAGGAGATGCGCGCGTTACGATTCATGGACAAAGCACCGGACGTGCCCGCGGCCTATGAGGCCGAGGTCGTCCGCACCCCCATCGCATATCAGATCGTGGAGCGCATTGTCGGCACCCTTACCGCAGACGACCCGCTCATCACCGTTCCGCCCCCCGCCGAGACTGACAAGGCTCAGACCCAGGCCAGCCGACTGGAGAAGGGCACCATGAGTATCCTGCGAGAGATCGCCCGGCAGCAGGGCGAGGACCCGCTTGAGCGATTCGTCGAGTGCCTGGTTGCTGACGGCCATGGCTGTATGAGGATGCTCTACGCCCCGCAGATATGGCACGGAATGCCCCGCAAGAAGAAGGGCCAGAACGACGAGGAGTACACCGACTCCATCGAGGAGTGGAAGAAGGGCAAGCCCATCCCCATCTCCTGGCAGTGGATCGACCCGCTCAACGTCTATCCGGTGTGGGACGAGGCAGGCTTGGCCTACGTGCTGGAATCGGACAAGCGCGACGTGGCGACGCTGAACCCGCGCGCCTGGAACGTTCGCGATGATCTTCCCGAGCTAACAGACCTGACCCGAGCGGACAGCAACAACGAGACGGGCATGGTCACGTTCCAGCAGCTATGGACGCGCGACATGCTGACCTACGCCGTCAATGGCGAGGTCGTGCATCATCAGAAGCACCGTTACGAGCGCCCGCCCTATTTCTACGGTTTCGGCATCAGCCCCTCGACGACCGATAGGGCGCGGCGCGGGCTGTCGGTGCTGTATCCGCTGCGAAACATCCTGCCGCAGTTTGACCGGATGCTCTCGCAGAAGGCGACGGCGGTGCGCGTCTGGTGCTGGCCGACGCCAGTGCTCCACATCAAGAGCAATCAGGCGCTCCTGTCGCAGATCACCAACGGTCAGATTCAGATCGAAAGCGGCGTGCCTCGCACCATTGAGATTCGCCCTGGGCAAACGGTCACCCTCTATGAAGATGAGGAGATCGGCTTTCTCACCTGGCAGGGCAATGGCCCTGACGCGGATGAGATGATCGCCCTTATGCAGCAGATGATCCAGAAGGCTGGCCTCTCTGACGTGATGTACGGCCAGTCGGGCAGCGGCGACTCGGGCTACCTGGTCAATCAGTTGATCGCGGCGGCCCGGATGAAGCTCAAACCCATCGTGACCCACGCCGAGAGCGCAGCCGAGCACATGGTACAAGTGCTTTGGGACATCGTGGAGGATCAGATCAAGCAGCCTCTCTACGCCTACACGCGCCAAGGCAAGAAGGGTGGGTGGGAGAAGCTGGACCCCGAGGATATGAGCGGCTATCGCCAGGTGCAGATCAAGATCAACCCGCTACTGCCCACCGACACCTACGCCAGATCGTCCCAGGCCATCAACGAGCTAAGGGCTGACCTGCGCGACCCCATCAGCGCGATGGAGGAGATCGGGATCGAGCAGCCCGACGAGATGGAGCGACGGGTGCTGTGGAACAAGATCAAGCAGACGCAGCCGATTATGGAGATCGTGATTCGGAGCGTAGCGGAACGTTATGGGCTGAGGATGCAGGAGCAGGAGCAGCAGGCCCAGGGCATGAGCCCCGAGCAGCTACAGGCGATGCTCCCGAACCTGCCGCCCGGACTACAGCAGATGCTCATGGCACAGATGATGGGCGGCCAGCAGCAGGCCCCAGGTGGTGGGCCAGCCGTGATGGCGGCCCCAGGGGTGCAGGCGGCTCCAGGGCCGCCCGTGCCGCAGGCTGGCGCGGGGATGATGGGCCAGGTCGGCCCTCAGACGCGGCCCGCAGGGATAGCGATGGGACGCGCCCCGGGTGCGCAGCGCCAGGGCACGGAAAGGAGGTAGGCCCGATGCCAGTGATGAAATGACCGAACGGCAAGTACAGGATCGGGTCCGGTCCTTGTATGTACGGGAGTCTAGGGAGCGCGGAACGGGCCTATACCGCCTATCGTGCCAAGAAGCACACGGCGCCCAGGGCGAGCAGGCCCAAGCGCAAGGGGAAGTGACGTATGGCAGCCAAGCAGCACGAGAACCCGCTCGACACGTTGGTCGACTTTTGTGTGGATCGCCTCTCGGAGATCGTCGATGCAATCCCCGAGGACATCCCGCCATTTGGGAGTCAGAAGCTGACCACCGAAGAGCAGTTGGAGCGATACGCAGAGATACGTGAGGACCCGCAGGCTTGGGCGAAGCTGGCGGATGCTCATGGGCTACGCGGGATCATCGAGTATGGCGTCAAGATGGAGGCGCTCCACCAAGCGCGCGTCCAAGATCACCAGAAGGAGGCAGAGAGAGATGCACGAAGAATCAGTGGCGGAGATATTGGCGCGAGCGCATAGGGAGTACGGGCCGCCCGGCACCGAGGCCCAAGCGCGGGCCTACATAGCAGCGGTTCGAGAGGCCCAAAAGAACTCCTGCTATGAGTGCTGGCTACCGCGCTGCCCGGAGTGCGGCATGGCAGCCTTGCCGTTCGAGTCCTACTGCGTGAAGTGTGGCACGGGAAAGTTCATTCACACCCTGTATGACGTGGTGGTGGGCGAGGACGTGTTGAAGCGCGCCTGGGAGATTTGGATGGCCGAGGTTGTGTGCGCGCCCGACGAGCCCGAGCCCACGCTGCCCCGAAGAGACGGACGGGTGGCGGCGGAGCTACTGCGCGTCGCGTCCAGGCTGGTCGAGCTTGCGGCGGAGCTAATCGAGGACGGATAGGGCCTGGTGACCCGTGGTCCGCCCCCGGTATCCATTCCGGGAAGTCGGGCGGGTTGTGCGGCGAAAGCCCCCCCCAGGCCCACCCCTGCTGTTGAGTTGTTCGATCTATCTAAGGAGGAAATGTACGCATGAAACAAAAACTTTTCCGTCTGGCTTTGACTCTGGTTGTGGCGCTGGTCATCCTGACCGTGATCGCCTCGCCTGCGCTGGCCTGGGTGCAGTATCCGACGGACGTGACGGCGCAGGTGCTGGTGGTGAGCGCCCCTGGTTACCCCCTCCAGGGTGTGCGTGTGGAGCTGGTCAACAGTGATGGCACTGTAGGAAAGACGGGGTGGACGGGTTCTTCTGGCACGGTCAATCTCTTTGCGCGTATGAAGCCAGATTCGACTGTCGGCGTTCGGGTCTACTACCCCGGTGAGTGTTGTTGGAACACCACATACATCTCTGGCGAGAGGACCTGTTTCTACGGTGGGGTGTGGATGTTCTTCGCCTACTTCGACCTGGGTGAG